CCGTCGCCGTAGCCGTCGCCGTAGCCGTCGCCGGAGCCGTAGCCGGAGCCGTAGCCGTAGCCGTAGCCGTAGCCGTCGCCGTAGCCGTCGCCGTAGCCGTAGCCGGAGCCGTAGCCGGAGCCGGAGCCGTAGCCGGAGCCGCTATTCCCAACCATCGAAAACCTCCGCAGCTTTCTCGGAAACAGACAAAAACTCTTGCCATTCAGTCTCAACAGTTACGGCGACAGACTTTGTGACGCGGGAACCATCAGGCGGGCCATCGACGGCAAGCCCAAATGTTCCTCCACTTGGGTAGTAGATGACCATGCGGGCGTCAGTAAGCCTAACCGCCTCACCTGGAACCGGCTCTTTCTCAGTTGTCCCGTAAACCAATGCCCGCCCGTTTTTTCCTGCACATAGAATGATTTTCATTTGCTCTGCTCCCTGATTGCTTTGGCGATGTCGGATAGACCGAAGCAAAGCGCAAAGATGATCCCGATACAGCCGACAAAAAACGTCATGTCGCTTAGTTCACTCATTCCCCTGACCCCTGCTCCTTGCGCCGCCTCAAATCGTCGCGGTGCTTGATGAATCTCTCGGCGATTACAAATGAATCATGAGCACATTCGCCGGAATTCATATCGTACTTTTCGCGCCAACTGTAGTGATTCTCCACAAACAACCTCTCCGCCAGCCGCTCGACCTCAGAAGTGCGAAGTTGGGCTTGGTGCGCGTCAACAATCGCCTCCAACCGTTCGCGGAAGTTCTTGGTTGCGTCGTCGCACTTGGCGGCCTCGTCTTTTTGTCCAAAGTCTGCCATGATTTTCCGCAAGACCTTTAGCATTTCTTGTTCGCTCATCTCTCTACCTCCGTTGATTAAAACGACCAGCGCCCCGCCGAAACATCGACATCCCTTGGACGCCAGCCGTTGAATAGCAGCAACAGGAATCGAACCTATCACCGAGCTGGTTACCCGGGCCGCGCCAACGGTACTGCGTTGATGTGCCCGTCTTTCCGGGCTGTCATTGAAGAAAAGTCGTTTTGCGTTTTCCGGTTTTCCTTACACCACCTCGTGGGCCTTTGCTATTTGGCGCGGTGCTTTCGCGGTGCGCGGTTCAGAAATCCCGGCGACGCTCGCCAGGTTGAAAGGTGGCCCGCCGCACGACGAGCGCGGGGGACTGCTCGACAGGTCGCCGACCCGATGAAGGTGAGCGGCCCCTAAAGTCGGGCCAAAAAAGGTGCGATCCAGGCGGCGCAGTTAGAGAGTTAGGAGGGAAACACGGGCCAGGAGGAGCCCAAAGTTTACCGCCCGGATCGCGTTGTCTATTTCGCGGCCTCGATCCGCGCTTTGTGCTCTTTCACAGATCGCGCCTTCCGCTTGTGCAGCCCGCCAAGTTCATCGACACGGGCCAGCAGTTCGCGCTTTGCTGGTGCGAGCTTGCCACCGGCCTCGATAATCGCGGGCTTGATGGCGCGGTCAATGGCGGCTTTGCTGGTCTTAATCTCGCAGGCAGCGTCGGCAGCCTCCTCGCCGTACATCTCCCGCAGAACCCGATAGACCACGCCACCTGAAAGGCTTTCGCGTGTGCCTTCAACCTCGCCCAACATCTTCCCGTCGCCCAGGTCGATGGGCTCGATTTCTGCGAAGGTCTTAACGGCGGCCTTCACTTCCTTCAGAATCTTTTCCATCGCCTTGACGCGGTGCCATGCTTCGGCGGCGTTGCCCTTTGTCAGTTCCAGCCCGAACTCGCCAGATCCCACAGCAACGGCCAGAGACGTAACGGCAGGGCATGAGGCGTAGGCAGGGCAGTAGCGGCAATGGTCGCCGGTCGTCGGCTTCAGCGTCACCTCTTGGGCGTGTGCCATCTTCGCATCAGTCACGGCGTCGAGGATCGCGGTTATCTGGCCTTCGATGACGGTCAAGTCCCACGCGGTCAAGTCCGCAACGTCGAACCACGACGAGCCATCTTCCTTAATGCGAACGATGGCGACGGTCGCGGCTTCGAGGCCATTGGCCCGGCAGTAGCAGAGCGCACCAAAGCGGAGCTGGAGGTTGACGGCAGCGGGCGCGGCGTCGGACCATCCACCCTTATAGTCCAGGACAATCCCTTTTGTCCCGTCTGCCGATGTTCCCACGCTATCCAACGTGCAAGGGATTTGAGCGGCGGTCAGCTTGCCGTAGTTGCGCCCCAGGCTTTGCCCGAGATAATCGACCGTCCCGGCGAAATCGTCCCAGACGTAGGCCGCTTCAGGAATAAACCCGGAAGCATTCGCAGCGGGCAGCCGGTCGAGGTCGATCACGGCGCATAGGTCGCGGTATTTGGCGTCTACGGCTTCGAGCGCGTCAGCCCTGCCGAGTGTTGGCACGGCGGCGAGAAACTTGTGCACGGCCGTTCCACGGTCGCTATCGGCGCTGATTGTATCGCGGTGCGGCAGCGCCTCGGACGCGGGGCACTTTTCGGCGCGTTGTAGGCTTGATCCACTAAGCATTCTTGGTTTCCTCCACATTCTCAACCACGGTCTGCAATTCGTCGCGCCTCAGAACCCAGGCGGCGCGGGCCGCGTCGATCTGGTTGGCCGCCAGGCCGTCAACGTCAACGGCGAGCTTCTTCAGTTCGTGCAACGATTCACACGCGGCGATCTGATCCTTCAGCGCGCTAAACGCCGCATCGTTGGCCTCGACCGCCTTGGGCGTCTCGTCGGCTTTCGTGTTCTCGACATCGCGCAGGATCGCAGGTTCGCTTGGCGCGTCCATGTGCTCAATTTCTTCCGGCAGATATGCGCCACCAAGCACGTCGGCCCCATGGCGGCGAGCGCCCATCGCTACGGCTCTCCAGTAGAGCATGGTAGATGGCCACTTCTTGTACATTGAGGTGTCGAGAAGCTGCGCTCGCTCTGCATCCTTCAGGCTAAAGCTGACAGGATTGGCCAACTGAATTCCGCCGACTTTTCTATGGAAGATTAGCTCGCAGCCATTCTCATCAGAACGCACTGTCTCGATTGCGATCCCAGCACGAGTTAACACCGAACACATCGCCGTTCCCTGAATGCCGATCTTCCGTTTGAAAATGTAGAGAGTGTTCAGGGCCTCCATATCGCTCATGCCCATCTCGCGCCCCTTAAGCAGAATCAAGACAGCGTCCTGGGCGCTCTTAATTGCCTCTGGGAGCAGGCCAGAGTCAAGCGCATATTGGCAAAAGTCTAACGCCGTCTGCCGTGCGTGGTCGTCAAACATCACGTCGGCGCTTCTTGGTGTTGTGGTCAGTTCGTTCATCTTCCGTCCTCCTGTTTGGCGGTCTCTATTCCGCCGTTTCGTTACGCACCCCGAAGGATGCCCCAAAGGTCGCGCACGGCGTCACGCGCCCGCGCCAGGTCTTCGGCTTCCTCGTCTAAGACATTATGGCGAGGAGCATCAGCGTCAGCAGAGCGAGCGTCGTCACCACTTCCAGCCAGATTTCCTTGGCTATCGTCTTGCATCGCATGGCTCCCCCTTTCCGTCTGTGATGGTCACATCATCGGACACGGCGAAAGCCTGATAGAAAATCTCGTCGCATTCGAGCGTCTTGCCGACTTGGGCTTCGGCCCACTTGATTTCGAGCGCGTCGGTCTCGAAGTAGAGTTTTTCCAGGTCGCCCGAGATGAGCGGGTTAACGGCGCCGATGACGCCATGAAGCAGGAACCCATCAAAGCGCGGGCTCCCGATCACGTTAGTGGCGGTCTTGATTCCTGTGATTTTGTATTTAGCCATGATTCCTCTCCTTAGATTTCGCTGACGCAGTTGGGGCAAAGCATTGCGACAACGCCGTCGCAGCGGTGGTCGCCCTCGTCGAGTGGCGCGAGGCGGTCGTCGCCGACCTCGTCTTCGCCGCGCAGTTCGCAATCGTCGCGGTGAAGGACTCCGGCCTCGCCGCAATCGGCGCAACGCTCGACGCAGCAGTCAGAACCGCACTGACGGGTCAGGGCCTCGTATCGCTCTTCAGCGTCTTCGAGTGGTTTGGTTAGCCAGTTGTCGTATTGGGTGCCCATCGGCTTGCCTCCTGTTTCCTGCGATTTCGCGTAACGGTCGGCCACGCTTTTCGCCTTGGTTTTGAGTCGAGCCAAACGGCCTTCCTCATCTCTCTGACGCAAATGTATAGCTAATCGGTTAGCATTGCAATAAGGTTGTCGGAAAATGTCGGGCAGTTTCTTTTGCGGGGGTTTTTACCCACTTTCGCGGGAAATTCGGTTTTTGGTGTAATTAGGCGATTCCGATTCACTCAGCAGAGATAGGCGCAGAGAGGAAGCTATGCGGATCAAGTATTTAGACACCCACGAAATAGACATCTTGGGCGACCAGGTTGTCAGCGTTTCAGGCGTGGCGGTAATTCGCAGCGACCCTGTACGCTTCAGCTATTCATTCCCAATTGAGCAATATCAGAAGTTAGGCGAGCGGAGGGCCGCCAGGTTCGCGGCCATGGCGTCTTTGCGGCTGGCGGTGGAATCTGCCGAGAACGAAGACGACGAGGCGAGGGCGGCCTATTATGCGGGCCTCATAGCACATGAGACATCTATCGCCCGGCCCGCTGCACTTGTCGCTATAGTCGCCGTCATCGTCTTTGCGGCATTCCAGGCGCTGCACAGTTGCCCGGAGCCTATCGGCTACCTGCCAAACACCCCGCCGAGCGCCCACGACTGGAGCGACGAGCAAATAAGCGGCTGGTTTTCCACGATGGCGGGCGAAAGCCGCGAGAACAAAGCCGCGCTCTACTTGCTGGCTCAGGCTTCGGGGACAAATGACGCTATTTGCAAGGCGGCCATTTGCGCCGGTGCGCCCAAGATAGACGCCACGGGCTCAGTCAGAATTGACGTTGTTGCGGCGCGGAATTACATAAGATCGAAGCCTTGGCCGTTGGTCATTGACCATGTCAGGCTACACGCGGACGATTTCGGCGAATCCCCCGAATACATCATTAGGAAAGTAAGTGAGGTTCTAAATGACTGAAAACAACGACCATTGCGCGGGCGAGACGTACTGCGTGACATTGAGCGGAAGCGCCGCCAGTGACTTCAGCGCCAAGATTAACGGGCATGGCGTCTCACCAGACGTTACGCACTTGGGCAACGGCAAATATAAAGTCTGCGTCGATGGCACCCTACTAAACGTCGGCGATACGCTCGTCATCATCAAGGGCGGCTCAGACGTCGCCACGGCCAATATCATCGAGTGCGAAGGTTAACCCAGCTCATCCAGGGCATCGCGGGCGTCTAACGGCTTGAGCCCGATATAATAACTGGCGGTCGTCGTCGGGCTTGAGTGCCTGAGCAATTGCTGAACGACCGGCAGCGGTGCCGTTTTGGAAATCAGCGTCGCTATCGTGTGGCGTCCCTTGTGGAATCCGGGCAGTCGCTCCTCTTTTGGGCGGCCTCGATTGTAGTTGTCCCGATCAGTTTGCAGCCGCTCACCTTCTGGGCGTCCGTTGTTCTTCCGCTCAAAAGGCACGATATGCCCGGCTTCCTGCCTGTGCTCTTGCAGCCAATCGAACAGAATCCCGAACAGCGGCAGGACCGCGTCTCGCGTCTCAGTCTTTCCGATATTGCCAGCCGATACCCGAATCGTCCGATTCTCAAAGTCGATATCTTCCCAACGCGCTTGGCAGATTTCCTCCCGGCCCAGTGTCGAGAAGGCCAAAATATAGGCGGGCTCCAGACGCTCATGACCGGCGACCTTGTCCAGTATCTGCTTGACATCGTCCCAAGTGCCGACCCCTTCTGGGCGTTTCCGTCTGATTCCAGGGCGCGGGACACTGGACGCTGGATTAGAGGTTATCCAGGATCGCGGTAACGCCATGCACCAGGTGAAGAAGGCGGAGAGGTTGACTAAGTCGGTCTTGGCGGTGGTCGGCTTTATCCCGGCATCCAGGCGGGCCTCGATGAACTCGGAAACGGCCCGAGGATCGATCTTTTGTAACGGGGTGCCTTCACCTATCCAGGAAGCGAAGCGGCGCAGCCCGTTAGCCCGCAGGCGGGTAGAATGGGCCTTCCGCGTCCGGCTTGTGATTGTCTGCCACTCTGCTATTGCCAAGCTGATAGGAACCGAAGACAGCTCGACCGTATCGAACGATTCGAGGCGTTCTAACTCTTCGGCCATCATCCGAGCCATGATCAGGCCCGCCATATCCTTCGACGTGGCGTCTATGCGCTTCCGCGTCCGGTGCGGGTTTCCCCACTTGTCCTTAACCGTGAAATCGACGCAGGGGTGCCCGAGGCCCCAGGGGACTTCTCGACCTCGCTTGTCTCGACAGTATATGCGACCCTTTGCCATGAAATTCCCCCGGCACAATTGACACAATTCGCGGTTGTCTGATTTCGCAATTATAGCGCGGGCAACGGCTTATGGATACGATCTTTTAGGACGCCAATATAAGGCAAATTAGGTCTGCACAAATCTAAGGTGCCGAATTCGTGCGCCAATCGGCCCACAGGTCACAATCACAAAAATAGCAACGACTTACGGCAGCGATTGTAACGCTAATCGAATAGCATTCGCACCACTTCTTTCATAACGGCATGACACAAAAAAGCACAAATGGGCTATGAGCCCTTGCTACGTTTCGGGGTGTCGATTTTGGCGGCCAGATAACCGGCGACACAGAGCCCATAGACCTTAAGCTGTTTCGCCCGGCTTAGGCTATCGACCAGATCGAACAGCGGCTTAACCACGCCGCCAGTCGCGCCCGAATCAGGATGGTATCGGTTCTTTAGCCAAAGGATCGCCACCCAATCGCATTCATCTTCAGATAGCCCGGCTTCCTCAGCCAGGCGGCGGGCAGCTTGCGGCCCCATTGCGGTCGAGCCCGGCTTAAGCGCGACGTACAGCACGTTGCGGGAAATGCCAGCCTTGGCGCAGAGCGAGCCCACAGATAGCGATCTATCGGCCTTTGCGCGTTGGCGCAGCAGGTCCACAGCTTCGGCGAACGTGGCGCATTTGTAGACGGTCTGAGGGGCGGTCATATCGCCAAGGTAGAACAATTAGCCCACATTTCCCACAATCAGTTGACAGGCCAACCGATTAGGGTTACAAATTCGCCATGAGAAAAACGACTTACGAAGCTCCGGTCTGGGGCATCAAAAATATCGCAGAGCTTTTTGGCCGTCATCCTCGCACCCTTGAGCGGTGGTTACTTATTGACGCTCCAGAGGTTGGGATGATCAAGAAGAACAGCGCGGGCCAATTTTACGCCTACCCATCAGAAATTGAGGCTTTCCTGAAAGGCCGTAAGTGATGCTGATGGCAATCAAGGATTGGGGCGAACATTTCGAGAGCGCGGCCAGCCGGAAGCTCAAGGCGTTCACTTTTGCGCCGCTCCCGATTCGCCAGGGCTCCTTCTATGTCGAGATGATGTTAGAGCCCAACAAGTATGAATTATACGCTTGCTGGTGCCAGATTCTTTGCGTCGCGGCAGCGGCAAAGCCTCGCGGCGTCCTCACTCGCGGCAACGGAAAGCCCCACACAGCCAAGACGCTGGCGCATCAGGCCAGAATGGACGAAGACGCCATGCAGAGGGCGCTGGACTTCGCCATAAGTCAGGGCCGACTAATCCTTTCCAACGATCTGCCATCTAAATCCCATTCAAATGCCACTCAAATCCCGTTCAAATCCCAATCGGATGCCGCTAACGATCCCGATAAGGAAGGAAGGAAGGAAGGAAAGAAAGAAGGAAGGGAGGAAGAGGGCGCAGCCGCGCCCAAGGAAATCCCCCCCCCTCCCGCTGCGCGTGAGAAGGCAGAAGAGACCCCAGGCTTGACCATCAAGCGCGGCGAGGAGTCTGGCACGTATTCGGTGGCAACTGGCACTCTCCCCGCCCTATCCCCCGCCGACATCATCGGCGCTTGGGACGCAATCACGGCGAAGACCTCCAGCAAAGCCGACATTGAAGCGGCCCGAGAGCTCGCCCCACGGCTTCGGGATATCGGACAGGTCCAACGGGCAGCCCGGTCCTTCCTCGACTCCATCGCGCCCAAGTATTTCCCATTCAAGACATTCGCCAACCAGTTCGACGAGCACGACCGACCGCCGAAGCCACCGGCCATGGAAGCAGCCATCGCGGACGCCGACCGACACGCCGCAGCCATCGCAGACCAGGCGGCCAAGTCCGTAACCACCGACAACCTCGCGCCCGATCTTCAGGCGCAACTGGCAAAGCTGAAAGGGACGGCGTGAGCGGGGCCTATTACAACGAAATTGACCCTCGTGCAGCCCAGTGGTTGCGCCAACTCATAGCCGATGGACACATAGCAGACGGGGAAGTAGATGAGCGATCAATCGAAGATGTCACGCCAAATGACCTTAACGGATTTACCCAGTGCCATTTTTTCGCCGGAATCGGAGTTTGGAGCTACGCACTTAGACAAGCAGGCTGGCCCGATGATAGACCCGTCTGGACCGGATCGGCACCATGTCAGCCTTTCTCATCGGCAGGCCAAGGAAGAGGCAAAGAAGATGAAAGACACTTGTGGCCAGAAATGCTCAGGCTCATCAAAGCCTGCCGACCAGAAGTCATCTTCGGCGAACAAGTCGGAGGAGCAGTTGTTACTGGCACCATATCTGACGACCGAGAGGATTTGCGCTCGATGCCAGAAAGAGCAGCCGTCTACCGAGTTTTATGTGAACTCAAAGGGAAACTATCGAACGAAATGCAAGACCTGCGAGCGGGACACGGAAAGGGCGCGGAAGCGGGCGAATCCGACAAAATGTCGAACAGATTACAAGATGTGGCGCGAGAAACGTCGGGGCTACGCATTGGTGAATGTAGCCAAGAACAGAGCCAGGAAAAAAGGGATTCCGTTCGACCTGGATCGGGACGACATACAGGAGAGGATAGACAACGGCTTGTGCGAACTAACGGGGATTCCGTTCGACCTGGAAACGCCGAGGGCGTGGAATGCTCCGAGTCTGGATCAGATAGAGCCGTCCGCTGGCTATACGAACGAGAACACGAGAGTTGTCCTGTATGCGGTGAATGTCATGGCGAACACATGGGGCGCTCAGAAGATTGTCGAGATTGGGCGGCAGATAACAGCCAAGCAAATCGAGAAATCGAACGAATTGTCAAGAGCCTTGGCAGGGAGGTTGAAGGAGAAGTCAAAACAACTTGGCTCCCAGCTTTACAGCATGACTTGGACCGAGAAGGTTATGCCGTCGGGTCGTGTGTTACCCCAGCTTGCGGTTTCGGTGCGCCCCATATCCGAAAGCGCCTCTATTGGGTGGCCGACGCCAACAGCCAGCGAACCAGGCGGGACCGTGGAGGATTTCTTAGCCCGCAAGGAAAAGGCGGGGATCAATCCGACGATAACGGCGCTGAACTTCGCGGCAGAGCTCGCCAGTTGGCCGACGCCGCAAGCCAGGGATCACAAGGGCGGCATGGCAGATCGAGCGACAGCAAGCGAACGCAGCAACGACCTAAACGACTTTGCGAAGTTAACCGGCCCGGCCCGACTAACGGTTTCTGGCGAGATGCTGACTGGCTCGGATGCACGGATGAAAAGTGGCGGCCAGTTGAACCCGGCGCATTCCCGCTGGCTGATGGGGCTCCCGCCCGAGTGGGACGCCTGCGCGGTTACGGCAATGCAATCGTCGCGCCCCAAGCCCAAGCGTTCATAGAAGCATACATGGAGCAGGAAGGAGAACCCAAGCAATGAAAAACCACGCCACAAGCCTCGAAGCCTTCGAGCGCATCAAGCCGCAGCTAACAGACCTCCAGATTATGGTCATGAATGCAGCGCGGCGGCTTCAGTCGTTCACCGATGCCGAAATCTCGATGGAATTCCCAGGCCGGGCCTATTCCACAGTCAGAACCAGGCGCGGGGAACTCGTCAAAATGGGCCTCATCCGCAAGACCGACAAGCGGCGCGAGAAAAGCGCGGTATGGGAAGTCGTCGAGGGCGGCGAGGAGCAAGGAACACTTTTTTAACCCCAGAAAGCAGGAGCAAGAGCATGGGAAGCAGGATCGACGAAGCGGAATTTCTTATGGCGGCCGGCCGTGTTGCGATGGGCGAGAAGCCCACACACATCGAGAGAGATGCCGGGCGGACGCCGGGGTCTTACAAGGGTTACGCGGTTCGCCTTGGCATGATTGGTGCTTGGCGTTCTCTTGTATCAACGACACGCGACTGGGCCGTTGTTGACATGGTCATTCAGGAGATCGAAAAGACCGGCAAAAGCACAACCGAAGCGATCCACGTTCTCAAGTCAGACCCCAAGAGGTTGCGCCCAATCATCGAACAGGTCGAAGGAAGAATCGGCGAAGCGCGGGCGCGTTTCTTGTTGCGCGAAAACAATGCAGAGACCCTGGAGCCCGAGAAGGCCAAAAGTCCAGGGCTTGAAAGCATGAAAGCAGAACTCGACCAGAGCCGCGCAGACGTTGCGGAACTCAAGGCCATGATGCGGGAGCTACTCGAAGAGAAGACGCGGCCAGATTCGGGGGGAGGGCTTTGAGGCCAGCCTACTACACAAACCTGATAACCGCCGTGGCGCTTTCGCTGGTCGCGGCTTTGTTGAGTTGAGGAGAGAACGAAATGAAAATGAGAATCGAATTTGACGGCGCTGGCCGCCTTCCCCTTGAGGCTTTCGGCATCCAGGTAACGGGCGTTCGCGGAAGCGAGGGCGACGAACACGTCGATTGGACGGCGATGCTTCAGGACTTCAGTGCGAACGGTGACGCCATTCACGGCACCATCGACGCGCCCGGAGATTTCCAGTTCGCGGACAAATGGAAGATCCAGGTTTTCCTCAAGCAGGGCGACGGGCGATATCACCCCGAGCCCGCAGAAGAGTGGTACACCGACGCGGTGCGGTTTGGGGGCGTTGGGGGATGAGCATTTTGCGCCGATTGGTTGGCCAGCACTTGAGCGACAGGCAGATTGAGCGAGTCGCCCACGGTGGGCTTTTGGTCCTTGGCCGGAAGCAATTCAATCATATCTGGGGAGATATGGAAAACTATATTGCGCCACATGCAAAGCCGAAGTGCGAGTTTTGCATGAATAGGTTTCTTAACCGGCGTAAAGAACTTGAGAGGAGGGCGAATAGATGAGCGAGCCGAGCAGGGAAGCTAACAAAGCGAGGGAGATAGCGCGGTTGTGGATTCCCGAAAGCGACCCGAACCGAGGAACAAGGATAAACCTTTGTGCAAGAGCCATCGAAGAGCACACGGCGCGGGCGGTTGAGGAAGTCAAGCAAGACCTAACCTTTATGACACACAAATTGAGGCACTCGAATAACCTCGGACAAAAGGTCCAAGCAAAACTTGAGGCCGAGCGGCAGAAGGTCGCGGAGCTTGAGAAGGAGCGCGACGAACTCAAGGCGAAGGTTGAGAAGCTTGAGAAAAACCAAGCACTGCCAGCACTTGAGCGGCTTCACGCAAGCGCGAAAAAGGTCGTGGAACTCAAGGCCGACAACGAGAGGCTGAGGGAGGCAGCAAAGCCGCTGGTGCATTTCATCAACCAGCTTGAGAGTAAACCTATGCGCGGGATTGACGACGAATTCTATGGCATCCATTGCGGTTCTGAATTTGAGGCTTTTATCAGCTTTAGCATGTTGCGGAAGTTGCGCGAAGCCATAGCGGAAGGGGGCGAAGAATGAAATACAGCGAACAAGAAATCATGAAGCTCGAAGGCCGCGAACTCGACGAGGCGGTCGCGGTTTGGGTTATGGGGTGGGAATCCAGAACACCATTAGATCGTCCAGATTATTGGGTGCGTGAGAACACAAAAACCAAAAGCCCACACTACCACCACGCAGCAACAAAAGGCTATTGGCACCCATCCACCAACATCGCCCAGGCTTACGAAGCCATCCAGCATGTAAAGGAGAATTTTTTCTCTATAGACATCTCAATAGAGGGGACTGTGGATCGTTGGGATCACGTCAGCATTAACTGGAACGGATACGCCGACGACACGGTGAGAGTGAAAGGCCAGGGCTCATTGACGGAGCTTATCTGCCGCGCCCTTTTGCTTTGGAAGTTGAGGGCGAGCAAGTGACCCCCGCCCGCTTCGCCATCCTACTAACCGCCCTAAAAGACGGCGCACCAATGAAACAGGCGCTCGCCGTCGCAGGACTAACGGTCAAGGACCGCATAGCGATGAGGGCCAACGTCGAGCGCGAGAAAAAAATTCAACACGCACAGCAGGTCGGAAGACAACGCGAGCTGGAGCGGAAAAGAAGGTTAATGAAATGAACAACGCGACGAAGGGCAAACCCCGCCAGGAATCCGCAGAATCCGCAGAATCCCGCCAAGAGCCTAAAACGAACGTGAGCAATCCCGTGAAGGTTACACGCGAAAAAGTCCCTTCGTCGCACTTTTTAATCGACCGGCCGCCGTGGACTTGGCCAGAGCCTTGGCACTCACTCTTCGAGGAGCGGGCGGCAATCATGCAACACGACGGCGGGCTAAGTCTCGCCCAGGCCGAACACAAAGCGGCGGCGCTTTTGCGCCATGACTTCAAGCGAGCAGTAGCGGAACGGGAGTGGTGATGGAATTCGATTTGTGGACATTTTTTGCGACCGCGTTAGGTGGTGGAGCCTGCTACCTCGTTGGGTTCAATGACGGCAAGAAGCGCGGAAGAATCGAAGAGCGGGAAGACCAATGGTTAAGCAAATGGAGCCAACACGATGATTGACCGCATCGCAAAACGCGCCTTCCAAATCGGCGCGGCAGTCTTCGCCGTGGCATTCTTCGCCATGCTCATAGAGGCGATGGAAGAGCCGATCATGTTCATCCTCGCGGGCATCTTCGCCGCGCTATCGTATCTCAGCGCGAAGGCGGGAGGGATGGACGTTGAGTGAACCAGTCCTAAACCGCGCCGGAATCATCAAGGGCGGGCGCAAGAACGGCGAGCGATCAACCAAGGCGTTCGACCTCAGCAAGCCTGAAACCTACTACGCATTCATGCGAACCAAGCGCGAGGCGTCAGAAAAAGCGGTGGCCGGTGCGATTGCGCGACTTTCGCAGGATGAAGAATTTTTGAGATTGACCGAACAGAACGAATAGGTTGCCAACGTGGTGGTAGCTTCGGGGGGCCGCTGGCGGGCGGTCAACGGTCCCCCACTTTTTTCATCTCATCCCCCGAGAAATGAAAAGTGATTGACGACGCCAAAGAAGAAAACAGCGAAGAAAGCGACCAAGAAAAAGGCCGCTAAGAAGCCATTAAATAAAAGTCCGAAAAAAGAACGGGACGCAAAGGGCCGACTTCTGCCAGGGCACAAAGGCGGGCCAGGTCGACCGAAGGGGTCGCCGAATCTTTCCAAGCGAGTTATGGCAGCCTTTGAGAAGGACGCCGAGAAGAACGGCGAGGACTTCGTGTCCTTCATGTTTCGCATTGCTCGCGGCGCAGCCTTCGATCCTGAGACGCGGCAGGCCCGAGACATCACGGCGGGCTTTGTCTCGAAGCTGATCAAGGTAGAGACCGTCACGGAAGAGAACGAAGCCCAGGCGGTGCGCTTGTTCCGCGTTGTCGAGGCCAAGAAATGACGGCCACCGTTGAGCGGGATATCGGGCTCCTCCCCCATCAGAAGGAAGCATGGGAAGCGCCCGAGCCATACGTCGCAATGGTCACCGGCTTAGGCGGCGGCAAAACGTGGTACGGCGCTTTCTGGCTTATCATGCGGGCCATCGAATTCCCTCAGTCGGTGCATCTTGCGACGGCCAACACTATCGGCCAGCTTAAAGACGTTGTCATCCCGCAACTGCTCGACACGCTCGAATTCTTGGGCATCTCATGCCACTACCATATGACCGACAAGATTCTGACGCTCGACTTGGGCGACGAGAAAGCGGTCATCTGGTGTCGCGGCATGGAGAACCCGAACAAGACGTTACGCGGCCCGGAATTCGGGTCATGGTGGGGCGACGAGGTGCGCGACTATTCCGAGGAAGCCGTAACCGTCGCCACGCTTCGACTACGTTGTCAACTCGTGGACAAGTGCCGCTATCTATGGACGACCACGCCAAACGGCTTTGACCACGTCTACAACCGCCACGTTGACGAGGCCACAGAGAATCACCGGCTTGTGACAGCCAGCACTGACGACAACCACTTCCTGCCTTCGCAATATCTCGAATTGATGGAGGCCAGTTGCGACGGCGAACTCATGGAGCAGGAGCGCCACGCCAAGTTCCTGAATCTTGGCGGCGGCTTGCTGTATAAGCGGTACGACCGGACGGTGAACAAGCGCGAGGGCATCGAGCTAAACCCGCGAGCGCCCGTCTACCTGTGCATCGATAACAACCCGAAACCGCTGGTTTGCGAGATCGTGCAAGAGGACGCCCAAAACACCTACGCCGTCGACGAGATTTTCATGCGGAACGGCGGCGACTGGGTGCAAGCCTGCCAGATGCTGAGGCCGATTCTGGAGCACCATAAGGGCGGGATTATCCTCGATGGGGACGCCAGGTGCGGCGACGTTAGCGCCCAAACGGGGAAAAGTGACTATGCACTAATTAGAGAATGTCTTGCCATTTGGTATAATTATGGCATTGAGACAGTAGCAAGACGGTCGAACCCGCCCATAGTCGACCGCATCAACGCCGTCAATTATCGCCTATGCGATCCGCACGGCGTCTCCCGTTTCTTTATCTCACCACGTTGCAAAGAATTACTGAAAGATCTGGAGCAGGTCACGCCCAAGAAGGACGCCCGCCATCCAGACGGCAGCAAGGACAAAATGAGGACGCATTGCTCAGACGCCATCGGCTACCAGATAGCCAAGCGGCACGGGGTAAGCGCCTTCAAAGACGAACTGGACGAGTTAAAGGCGATGGCACGATGAACCTCACAGAAGCCCTGGACAAGCGGTCGGCATGGCATCAGAAAATGAGCCAGAAGCAGCACTGGCCACTTTGGCGGGCTAATTGGGACGGCTTCGAGTCGGACGACCAGAAAGCCGACTATCTCGTCACGTCCAACATCGAGAAGCCGAGCCACTTCGAGACCAGGCGCAGGCTAACTCAGTTCATGGGCTGCACCCCTGCCATTGCCGACCGGCTGATCGGTCGAGTTTTCCAGGATCGGCCCGAGGTCGATTATTCGGCGGGCGAGAACCCGAACCCGCTTGAGGAAACCGTCAAGCAATGGGCCGAGGACATGGACGGCTCAGGCTTGACGCTGGATAAGTGGATCAAGGACAAAGCCGATAACGCCATGAAAATGGGCGCTTTCGGCGTTTTCGTGGACAAGATCGGCGGCGAATTCAGCGACCGGAGCGCGGAAGAGGCGGCAGGCGCGGACAAATTGCGGCTGATCTGCTACGAACCCGAGGAAATCATCGACGGCGAGATCGACGAGCAGGGGCGAATCGTTTGGGTAAAGCTGCGGAAATTCGTCGAGCGGCAGCCAGATCCGCTATCGAAGCCCGCCAAATACATCGAATGGCTGATTCTCGACCGCGAGAATGCCACGGTCTACCGGGCAGACATCGAAGATGGCGCGACCATGAATTTCGAGCAGTCGGCAGACGGCAGCTTTATCATGGTCGGCGACACAAAGCACAAAGAGCCGACGTTGATCACACAGGCTGCCCACGGCGCTGGTTGCGTCCCGTTTGAAATCTACTACGGCGACAAGCTCGATACACTCCAGGGCGTAACGCCGCTGCGAGGCGGCATTCGGGCAGACTTGGCCACGCTTAACGCTGATTCAACGGCGAGCTGGCAAGAGTGGCTACACGGGAATCAGGTTCTGGTGATTGAGACCGAACGAGACGTGCAAAAGGTCTTTCTCGACGGCAATTCAATCATGAAGCTGAACCCCGGCGCAGCGGAAAAGGCCGAGTACCTCACCAACGACGCCGCATCCTTCGGGCATATGCGCGAGGTCGTCGAATCCCGCAAGCTGGACGCCCATCGAATGATCGGTGCCGACCCGGTCGGACTTTTTGAGGGCAGCGCAAGCCCCGAGGCTGGCGTGGCCAAGGAAAGGCGGTTTTCAGCTTCCGAAGAGCGCGTGTTGGCCAGATTCGCAGAGCAGACGCAGGCTTTTCACACCCGCATTCTTGAGCTCGCCACGCGGCGATTCTCCCCCACAATCCCGGCGCTCGAAGATAAGGCTTTCGGCGGATCAGTCCGCTACGCTGCGAAATTCGACTTGGCAGACGCGGACACGGTTCTGGGTGCATGGCTCGAAGTCAAGCCCGAATTTGCCACGCTATCGCCCACGCTGGTCGAGTACATGGACACCCGAATTGCCCTTCTGCTTATGGGCGATTCCCCCCGAGACAAGCGCGAGCAGGTCGCCGAAGAAATCCAGGCGGCCCCACGAAATTCGCAAAATTCCCCCAATTCATTTGACATGAGCGAAAGCGAGTAGAATTATATGACTACCCCCGAAACCGGATCTAACGATCTGAGCGCGACTGCGGCGAACAATCAGCAGACGTCTACCGGAGACGCAAACCCGAGCGGCGGCCAGCCTTCACTTGGCAACATCCTCGAACAACTCAAGCACGAAGTCAGTAAGTCGGTGCAAGCTGCTACAGCCCCACTTGTCGCCGAAATCGAAGGCTTGAGGAATTCGCAAAACGCCCAGAGGCGGGTAAAAGCCAAGTCCCACACCGACCAGGCACCCACCAACACGGCGCAGGATGGCGAAGATTCGGACGTTGCGAAAATGCGGGCCGAGCTTGAGCTTATCAAGCAAAGCGAGGCCAAGCGGCAAGAGGCAGACGACCAGGCTTTTGTGCAAAACGCGCTTAAGGCCGAAATTGCCAAGCACAACGTCGCCAACGGCGAACTACTGGAACGGCTCATTTTGCCGGACCTACGCCGAGGCGAAACAGGCGCGGTGATTCACGGCGAAGGCGAAGGCGCAAAGCTGCTATCGGACAAGATCGCCGAGGAAATGGCGAACAAGGTTTTTCAGCCCGCGAGCATTGGCGAAAGTGCCAACGCCTCAGCCGGTGGAAAACAGCCCGATGGGATCGTTTCCGGCGGCCAAGTTCTCGACGCCCAAGCAATCGACGCACTACCAGACGAGGAATTCGGCAAAGTGTTTGCCGATGTCGTCAACAAAAAAGTTGATTGATCGGGGCGGATACGGGGACTAAATGTCTTACCAAAGTGTAGATAGTGGCGCTGGCCTTAACCAGCAGAGCACGGCCACGCGGACCTTTTACAACCGCTCCATGCTCCAGGACAATTTCCACTGGCTGGTTCTGGCCAATTTCGCAGAGCGCGAGCCTATCCCGCTCAAAGAAGGCCAGACCATCAGTAAGCGCCGGATGGAAAAACTTTCGGCAGCAACAACCGCACTGACTGAGGGCAGCCCGCCAAGCGGCTCCAACCTCACCATCGCAGAAGTCACGGGCACCGTTGCCCAATACGGCGACTTCGTCGAATGGACCGACAAGTTCGTTGAGACAGGCCCCGACCCCTACGTCGCGGGCACACTCAACCTTCAGGGCCAGCAGGCCATGCTGACGTTTGACAGCGTCATGCAAACCACGCTGACCGCAGGAACCAACGTCATCTATGGCGGCACAGCAACCAGCACGGCAACCGTCGCCGCTGGTGACACGCCGACAACTGGTGACTTCGACGACGCTATCCAGCAGCTCCAGGAAGCGCACGTCCCGTATGTCAACGGCTACATTGACGCCTCGACCGGCGTTAACACCGTCACAGGTGAGCCAAGCTACATTTGCGCGCTGACTCCTGCCATGTGGAAGGTCGTCAAAAACCTCTCCGGCGTTGAAAAGGCTGGCCAGTATCGCGGGCAGACCATGCTTCTGCCGGGCGAGAAGGGCAAGTACGATTCTCTCCGCTTCGTCATGACCACTAACGGCCTCCTCGACGCGGCCGCAGGTGCATCGTCCATCGACGTTCACCAAATGCTTTTCTTCGGCGCTGGCGCTTTCGCTAACTCGACGATCTCCGGGCGCGAGCTTCAGGCCCGCATCCGTGCGGTCGGCGAAGCCACCAAGGGCGACGAACTCGGTCAGACCGGATCGGTTGGTTGGATCGCGTACTTCATGTGCATGATCCTGAACCAGACCAAGCTGATTCGCGGCGAGTTTGCAGCCTCCTAAGAATTCCTGCTCCGGGGCGCGGCTTGTGGTTTAGTCGCGCCCCACTCCCCCAATTCCCCCGAGGAAAGAAATGCCAAGACCAAAGAAAGAAACGACAGCAGAGCAGCCAGCCAAGGTTGACCCGGAAGCAATCCGCGCAATGGCGAAAGCCGAAGGGCGCAGGCTGCGAGGCGAAGAAACGCTGGCCATTCTCGAAGCTGGTGAACAGTTCGAAATCACAGCGCGACCAAAGCAGAACCCGAAAGAAGGGGACTTTGTTTTGCTCGCTTGCATCAACGGGGTCAAATTCTGGGCGCAGCCAGGAGAGACCAAGTCGGTCCCCATCGAGGTCGCCCGCATCGCATGGCGAGCCGGTGACGCAGTAGGCGCAGCGCCAAGCGGCGTAGAGCGCAACTTGCGCGAGGTCAACCCGCCCGCTGAAATCGCAATTCACCCCAACAAGAAATAAACCGTGGAAACCTTCAACGACTTCATCCGTACCGCGCAGACAAGCCTGAATCAGCACGATTCAGAGCTTGAGGCGCTATGGATTGACCGTCAGAAGGAAATCCGCGAACGGGAGGACGCGCTAAGGGATTCGCTTATCGCGCTCCTTCTGCTATGGCCTTTTGGCAACGACAAGCGGCGCAAGTTGCAGACCCGGAACCGGGGGCAGATTCGCACCATCAACCGCAGGGCAGCCGTCGAGGTGGAGAAATTCCAGCGCGACATCCTGCGAATGACGGTAGGCGGGCCGGACGGTTGGCGGCCATTCCGCACGACTTCAAACACGGCGTTTGAATTCTCCAAGTCCACGAATCATACCCACGTTTGGGACGCCATGGCGCGAGGTCGGATGACGGCGCGAGACTTGGACCGCATCATAGGCCCAACGCGCCCAGGTATCACGGGGCCAGATCGCCCAGGTATCACCGGCGAGCCATTGCCCAGGATCGCGCCCAGGGTTTTGCCTGAAATGGACCCAGAATTCCGGCGGCGACTACTCGCAGAAGATGACGGCGCGGTAGCCGTTGCCGATGACGAGGATTTGCCACTTATCCCGAATTCATCAGAGGCAGACCAGACGCCCCAAGCGCTTGAAGACCTCGAAGGCGACGAGCTTGTGCAGCATATGTACGAAGTTCTCGAAGCCGCGCTGGATAACCCGGAAGGCAACACGCGCAACCGTAGCCGTCAGATGAAAGAGTCGGTGCGGGACATGTCATATGACCGGACCATGAGTCGCGCACAGGTCGTCGAGCAGGTGAACGGCAATCGCAAGGGCGGCGGCTTCCGGCTCAATGAAAACAACATGAAGCTATCGACGCTCACCCACGCCCGGAGCGCCTATCGGCTTTCCATGCTGGACTATGCCGACAAGCGCGGCATTAATCACTTTATGCTCGAATACCCGGCAGCAAAGCGGGCAAGCATGAGCGCGGGCGGTATCATCGCGCAACACGCGCACCAGATTAGGACGCTCGACCAATGGTCAGGCGTCTACAAAGCGGCGGCGAAAGGCAAGTTCTCAGCAGCTAACGCCACGCTTGGATTCCATCACAACGATTTCACAACGCTTGTTCCTATCCCGGCTTCATTGCTCGACCAGGCCAAGCAGTACAGCAAGACTAACCGTGGACGGTTGATCAAATTCCTTTCGACGAGGGCGGCATAATGGCGAGACCAAATATCGGGCCTAACGGCGCACAACTCGAGATGGGAAACACGACCGTGGCGGTGTCGGGCGGTTCTGGAACATTGGCGGTTATTTTCGGCCAGTCGTTTACCCGGATTCCGCAGGTTCTCGTTGTGGATCATGAGGCCGATGCCGGAAGCTATTCGGCGACAACCATCACTGAGACGGGCTTCACCGTTGCGGTCACTTCTTCTGACTATGCCGACGGCGACATTAAAGTCGGTTGGCTCGCGGTGGAGAAATCGTAATGGCGAAGTATTACACCATCACCGGCAAAGAGTCGCTTTTGCAGCGTTTCATCGGGCGCGACCTCGCGGGCTTGAATGCAGCGCGGAAGACCGAAAGCGAAGCATTCGCCGACAACTGGATTGATCGCAAATTTGCAGACTGGAATACGAGCGCGTTCGCTATCGCGGGTGACGTACCGGCGCAGATTGCGGAAATCGCCGAGCTGGTCGCCGTTGCGCGCTTCTGGCGTCTCGAATTCATGCAAAAGGGCAAAGACCCGCTGGCGGATGAAACGTCGGTTCCGTTCTCGCTCATGAATGAGGCCATGGCCATCGTCGAGCAGATTAACGGCGCGGGCTATGTCATGGCCAACAACGGCAAGAAGATCAGCCAGAGCGACGGGAGCACGACGCCGGATATGTTTGTGGACGTTGCCATATGATTTCTTTTGACTTCAAAACCGCGCAGTTCAAAGCCGCTACGAAACGACTTCGTAACGGGCTTAGGGACTTTCGCGGCTTTTGGAAGCACTACAAGAAAAACGGCAACATGGCGACCATTCAACGGGACTGGTTCTATGGTGGCGGGCCAGATCCGAAGCCGCTGAAAAAGCGGACAAAGAAGCGCCGCGCCACCGGCCTTTTCGTGAATCAGAGAAATTCTAAGGACTTCTATAAGGCGCTGAAGGCTGGCATCGCATCAAAGCCCGATGGCGGCATTTCTCCGGGCTCGCCTAAGTGGGTTTGGACAAAGAACACGCTACGCAGCACATACGAGCAGCCCGAAATGAAGTCCCGGCAAATGATTTTCGCCACGGGCAAATTCGAGAAGCTGACGCAGCCTTCGACCTATCGCCGTTTTCGCGGCCCATTCGCTAAGTACATGCCCGATCACAACAAGGTCTGGAATATGAAGGCGATTGAAGACGACATCGCCAAGGAACTCCAGGCGTACTTTGCCAAGCTAATCGGCGGGAGGGCCGCATAATGTCGATGCTATTCTCTCCCATGATTTCGGACTTTTGGGACCACTTGAATAACGATGCGGACTATGCCGCGCTTGGTCTTACTGAATTCCGCAGGATGGATGGCCGCATTTTCGAGCCGCAATTCGCCGAAGAAATCAGCGACACGGACCTCCCCATTCACGCTTGCGATTCCATCAAAGTCGTTCCTGTTCTGGTGACTTCACCAGGCACTTGGGACATCGAGACCACGCTAACAGGCTCGCTCTGGTTCGCCGCTGATGGGCCTATCGGCACTGAGGCGTCGAGCGAGATAGAAGACGCCATGGCGAAGGTTTTTGATTCGCTGCACAGCCCTACAACCGTTCTAACCGGCATCGGCTCGAACGTCCGAGAGTACGAATTCATCATGGACGACATCACGCCCATCTATGCCGACGAGACGCAATCTATCCTCGCCTACTGGACGGCGAGCTACACGCTAACCCTTAAGAAGATCCGATAAGGAGCTCAAAAAATGTCAATCTTGCAAGGCTACAAGCTGCGGCTTCGAATCGGACGGCAAACAGACCGGACGACCGTTTGCTCATTCGCTGGCCCCGACTATGAAAGCGACAGCGCGGCGGAGCGTTGGTTTGACCTCGCCATCTCAGAAGACGGCTTCCAGGCCACCGGCGACAACCCGACCATTCCCGTCCCGACTCAGCACGGCGTAAGAGGCACGGCCTACAGCGTCGGCGGCGACCGAAACACGCAGCAGGGCAGCCTGAATATGCCCTTTTTTCCAGAGTGCGCGAAATTCTTGCTGGATCTGCCGCAAGTCGTGGGCGACCAGAAGGAATACTACACGATCCAGGAGTGGCACGATTCCAGCATCGGCACGGGCACGGGCGCTGAGTACATCGGCTGCGTGTTCGACGGCTTCAATATGACGCTGAACCGAGGCGCGAGCGGCGTTGTTCCTATCTCCCTGCCGTTCTTCTTCAACCAGGACAAAGAACTCACAGGGTCAGCGCCGAGCTTCACCAGGCCGCCCGCAGACCCCTATTCGAGCCGTGGCGTCCTTATCGACTTGGTCAAGACGACATCAGCTTTTGACGCGGACAACGCAGACGTAGAAAGCGCCGATATCAGCGTATCCGACGGCGTCTCAGTCGGCGACCATCGCGGAAGCCCAACCGAGTCGCTTGACGGCGTATGGACCACCCACACGTTGGCCACAGCGCCCACCGTTGGCGTTAACTCGACACTCGTCGTGCGGGATTCTGACTATCTGGACTGGCATCGAGGCAGCCCGAAGCCTGACTTCATGGTTCGCGTCGGCCTCACTTACCAGAATCCGACATTCAAGCAAACGGCTACCGTCACCATCACGGACGGCGGCGGTTCGCAGACCATCACGGTTAGTGACGTTTCAGGGCTTGCCGATGGCGATATTGTCATGATCACGGACGGTTCCAAATTCACAGTCGCGACCGTTTCCAACGTCGACGCACCATCTGACACATTCGACATCGACGATTCGGATTGCGCATGGACTGCCGAGTCCGTGACGATCACTAACGCAGCTATCGAGCTTCGTATGTTGCGCCTCGACCTCTCAGCCCCAGGCACGAAGACAGCAGGCGGTGGACGGGCGACCATTTCCCACGGCTTTAGCGCCGAACTCGTCGCGGGCGAGACCGAGCTTTACACCTACAAGGCAGCCAACGACGACAACACCTAAACCATTCGATCTCCTCCCCTTCCTGCTTGAATTCGTCGGGGGATGATTCAGGCAGGGGGGGGCGGTTTTTTCCCCCACTTTCCCCCGAGGTATTGAACGATGGCCAAGAAAGCAGCGACCAAGAAAGCGGCGGCAAAGCCTGCCGACGAGCCCGAGAAGAAAGCCCCAACGCATCCAGACTGGTACAAGCCCATCGACTGGGAGTCTGCCGTTATCGACTTGACCGATTATGGCTTCGGAGAAATCGTTTTGCGCGACCCGGTCCTATCTTTTGTCGGCAAGGAATTGACGATGGCGAAGGAAGCCGAACAGGGCGAGCAATCCCATGGAAACCAGGAAATCGTGAAGCTCGCGGCAGAATTCCGCAGCTACATTTCCGGCACCAGGCTTTCGGACCAGGGCAAGGGCTACGAGCGCCTAAAACAGTGCCCGAAGGACAACGACAAGCCCGACGCATGGGTGACTTGGACAAAGCACTTTCAGAAAAAGCCACTCGACCGTATCCGTTTGGGAATTCAGCTTTTCGTTAACGACGTTGGCGTTGAATTCTCAAAAAACTACTAAGCCGCGAACTGGCTCATTGGGTCATAGGCGGCGAAGAAAACGAACTGCCAGAGGAAAGCCACTTTCGGCAGTTAGCGAGAGAAGCAGTATGGACCGCAACAACCGGGCAGACAATCGACGGCAGGCCAATAGCGCAGCAAGGGCAACGCTGGCAGGCCGTCTTTTGGGCTGCTTGGGAATTGATCCAGACGAAGAGAAACGCGGTCGCGGCTATGCCGTCGCTGCTTTAGTTCTTCGATTGAAGGCGTTTGTATTCGCGCAGAAACGCCATAGCTTGCGGGCTTCCCATGCCGAGATCTTCGACATCGCACCAGGCTATAGCGATTTTAGTTTCGTTTTCGGTTTGTTCTTCAATGGCTACGCCGAACTCGACGCGGCCCGTCCTTGTGTCGGTGCGGATCATATGCGGCGTCTGGAAAGATTCAGCTTTGTGCCCGCCCATGTTGACCAGGCGAGCCACCGGCGCAGAAGTGACGGTAAATCGTGCGGGTTCTTCAGCATTCGAGCCGAGGACAAATCCAACAACAAGAGCCACGACGACGGCGGCTATCGGCTTCCAGTTCAAAACGCGGTATTCGATCATATCGGGGGCCTCCCTGTGCTCCATTCCCCTAATACTACACCAATTGCGGCCCGTTTGGGGGAAATTGCGCTATGAGCGGCCCAGCTCTTGAAATCAACGTCAATAACCGCGACCTAAGCCTTGGTGTCTCGCAACTTAGCAACATTGAGAAGCTGTTAGAGCGGCTTGTAAAACTCAATGAAAAGAACGGCAAAAGCCTTGCTGTACGTCAAAAGACGCTGAATCAGCAGAATAACACGCTGAACCAGACCGTCAGGATCACCAACAAATACACGCAAAACGTCAAGATCATCAACAACCAGCTTGACGAAACTAACCGCAAAACCAAGCAATGGGAGAACAGGCTAACCCGTATCGGGCGCATGTTTGGCCGCATTGGGCGCGGCGCGTCAAGAATCGGCGTAGGCGCGGCTGGCCTTGGCGGTGGTATTGGCAACTCGCTACAAGCGCGAGGCGGTCAGGCTTTCGGCGGCTTGTTTGGTGGTGGCGGTATTGCGGGTTTGGCGGGCGGCGCAGTCCGCGCACCTTTTGCGGTCGCTGAATTCGGGCTCAGGATCGGCGGCGACCTTGGGCAGTCGATCATCACGGGCGTTGGTAAAACGCTCGCTGGCGCAGGCGGTGCGGTCTCAAATATCGCGGGCGGCTTCGGCGGCCTCATCGGTGCGCCCCTTGCCATTGCGGGCGGCGCTATCGGTTTGGCTGGTCCTATTGTTGGCGCTCTTGGCCAGGCAGGCGGCGCAGTCCTTGGCGCGGCGGGCGAGTTAGGCGGCCAGATCGCCGAGAAGCTGGTCGGCGCTTTGTCGGTTGGACTTGGCGCGGCGACTATTGCCACGGGCTTTTCGCTCAAGAGCGCGGCGAAATATGAACGGCTTTCGCCTTCCTTCCAGTCATTGACGGGGGGCGCAGACCAAGAGCAAACACTTCAGCGCCTATCGGACGCGGTAGATGGCACGGTCTCAAAGGTTGACCTTTTGTCCATCGCCAACCGGGCGTTATCTCTTGGAGCGGTTAAGTCGGTCGACGAACTGATTGAGCTTGCAAAGGCGGCCCAGCAATTGGGCAACACAATGGACCGCAGTACCAAGGATGCCATTGAGGATTTGTCGTTAGGTCTTGCGCGAGGGTCAAAGCTAATCCTCGATAACGTCGGCCTCATCATCAACGCCAAGGAGGCGCACGAAGCATACGCCGAGGCTATCGGGACAACAGCCTCGCAACTGGACGAGGCAGAGAAGCGCGAAGCCGTTAGAATTTTTGGGCTCGACCAGGCAAACAAAAAAGTAGCAGCGGCGACAAAGAACACAAACGAACAGACCAGAGCATCAGAGAAGCTGTTTAAAGTCTACGAGCAAGTAAAGGCCAGCGTCCAAGATCTTTCTAACGAGTGGGGCTTATCACTCCTGCCCGTGGCGAAGAAGATCGCATCAGAATTCAAAGAGCTAACAACCGGCGCAACCGAGTGGGTAAAACTCCACCGCGAAGAAATCACAACTAAGGTAATGGGTTTTTGGGAGTCCTTGCCCGGTTGGATCGCATCAGCACAAAAGGCGGTTTCATCGTTTGGGCTGGCCATCAAGTCAGCTTTTGGATTCGCTGACGACTCAAGAGCCAGTGAACTAATCGACCTTGTGACCAACGGCGGCCCGCGAGCTGGTGCCCCAGGCGGCCCGGCTGGTCCTCGATTGGCTGGCGGCCATAGTAATTCAATTCAAAACCCGTTTTCCTCCACACTATCCCGCATCGGATCAAAGGTTGGGCCGCTTTTCGAGCGCGTCAAAGACGGCTTTGTATCTGCCATCACATCCGAGCAAGTGAAAGGCGCAGCGGTTCAAGTCGGCGCGTGGATGGGCGAGGGCTTATGGAGCTTCGCTAAATCTGGTTTCTCGAATGCCGACGACGCCTTAGATTCTGGCCTGATGGGCAAGGTCATTGGCGCGGGGCAAAAGGTCGGCGGCTTCGTTGGAAACGTCCAAGGCACGTTGGGCCGGTTCTCGACAAACGCGGCCAAGTCTATCTTTTCGCCATCTTCTGCCATTCAAGGCGCTCAGAACATCGGCGGCCTATTCAAAGCGCCCGGATTCCTTGGCCCCATCAACCAGGTGCTAATCCAACAAGCGCAAGAGCAGCAGGCCGCACAATCGCTGGCGCTGGAGAGGTTGGGCGGTTCAGCTTCAATCCCAGGCGTGAAGGAAGGCGTTTTTTCGAGGATCGCAGCCGGTGGCGGTGGCGTCTCGATTTCGGGTCAAGTCAACCGCGCAATAATCGCAACATTCAAGGCGATCCGCGTCCCGATGGAGGAATCAGCGCGGGCGATCACCGAGGAAACCAGGCAGCGCGAAAAGTCGCTTTCGGCATTCGTCCGGGCGAAAAACGCAGAAATCCGCACGGTCGAAAGATTCGCCGAGGCCAAGCAGCGCGAATTAGCAGGGCTTGAGGACGACCGCTACGACGACACAGCTAACCGCATCGCGGACCTTCGAGACATCGAAGCCGATAGGCGCGGGCAGGTTTCGGCTTTGCCCGGTCAGACTTTGCGCGGCTTCGAGGGCGACATAAACACGCCCGGCCTGTCGCTCAGGGCTCGTAACCAGTTGCTATTCCGTCAGCGGAAGCAGGAAGCCGAGCGCGTCGCCCGGATCAACAAGACTTTCGGCAGCCGTGGTCCTTCGGACGCTTTTGGATCAACTCCAGGGCTCGCAGGCTTCGGCGCAGGGCTTGGTGGCGGTGGCGGCGCATTACCCGGCATCAGCGGCAGCGTCTCAGCTTCCCAGGCCCAGGCCGAGCTATTCGAGCAGATTAAGGCCAGCGCAGCATTCCGCGAGGAAGTCGCAGCCATCAACGCGGCGGCTGCGAAAGAAACGGCGGTCGTCGAGGCTGAATCTCTGGCGCTTCAAAAGCAACTCAATGAGGCCATCGTAGCAGCGAGGACAGCGGCAGAAGCGGCGCGGATTGAACAGAACAAGCTAAACGCAGAACTCGCCAAGCGGGTTAACGAGGACAAGGCCGCCATTGACAAGAACAAGGCCGAGATTGTCAAAGTCAAAGCCACTATCGGGAAGCTGAGATAATGTCGCAAGCAGAGCCAATCTTCTATTGGAAGCACATCCGGTTAGGCGACTTCGCCACCAAGGGCGAAACCTATTCCATGGCGGTCGGCCAATATGACGCGGTGGAGGCTGGTTACACGTCGGCGAAAAAGAAGATTAACAACGGCGGAGCCAACGTCGATTTCGGGTATTCGTTTTCCGTCTCAATGATCAAGGACCACCACGGCAGCGAAACTGAATCAGAATTCCGCTCCAGAGTGCGGCAGAACCTCATTGACATATCAGACGCGGCAGCACTGAGAACGTCCACAGAGAGCAATTTAGGCCCCTTGTCGCAGACGACAGCGGGTGCGACGACGACAACTGCCAACGATGAAAGCGCAGGCTCTGCCATCGAGATCGAATGCGTCGACGCGGCGGGATTCGATGCTCTTGGCGTGACTAATGGCGACTTGGTTTTGATCGTCGACGTTAACACGCCGTCTATTTGCGAGGTATTCACCGTTCAATCGGTCGACGACGGCGCGGATTCGGTGACGGCAACCGAACTCGTCTACCCCTACACTACGGGCTCGACCATGATCAAGGTCGACTGGTATCAGCCTGCAACGTGGCCTGACGCAGAAATTGTCTACGACTCAGACCAGGGCGCGAAAAGCCGCTTTGACGCCCGTATGTCCTTCCGTGGCGCGGATGATTGGATCTAATGAGCCAGAAGCACATAAGCAGTAAGAAGCTAAAGGTTTTCCACCAGAACGGCACGGTTTCCGTGTTCCAGGACGGCAGCGCGGCAGATGCCGACGTGACTTTTGGCCAGCAGTACGACGACTTTTTCGAGAATGGCGCGGACGTTAACGGCTACGACAACCTGCCAGCGTCCAATTTTATTCGAATCACGCTTGGGCAGCTTTCGTTCTCGTTTGACGAGGCCGCGCAATTCTCGTTTTTCATCAATGATCGCATCGTTACGAACTATCTGGGAATCGACCTCAACGACACGGTTGAATTTTGGGCAGACGCGGGCGATTCTCACACGGCGTCTATCGCTTCATTCCCGAGCTGGCACCATGAAAACCAGACGGGGCAAATTCGGGTATTCCGTGGCCGCGTCACCAACAAAACGCCGAAGTTCTCCAGCGACACCGAAGGTTTCGAGATTGAGTGTGGCGGGCCGGTCACTTGGGCTAACGACGTTCGTATCGTGCGCGACTTGGGGACGGTCGAACTCCCCCACTTGGTCGTCAACCCCGAGACCGATGAACGCGAATGGTGGAGCGCGGTTAAGAAAGCCGACAACCCGACATGGCCAACCCGTCCCACTTTCGGAACGGGCGTACCGGCGACCGATGGCGGCAAGCTAACGGCGCGGGATGTTCTCGCCTACCTGAACGACACATATGCCAGCGAACTAACGGCGGCGGGCGTCAAAGATAGCGGCGTCTCGATCTTTCATGATGACGATTTAGAACCACTCACGGTCGAGCTACCCCGCGTCGATTTCGTAAACCTTGGCTTTCTCGACGCGGTGAAAAAGGTTCTCAACTTCCTGCCCGACTATGGGCTTTTCGTCGACCCGAAGACTACCCAATGGCGCATAGCGAAAACCCGGCACAACTTGCAGCCAGGCGAAAGCACGGACGTTACGTCGTGGACTAACAACGTCTCGACCATCGACATCGGCGTTTCGGATACGTCGCTATTCTCGACGACGACAACGGACGCTGGATACTATGCGCTCATCGTCCACGGGACGGACGCCCGGTTGTCTAATTATCTCCAGGTCCAATCTATCGGCGTCGGCGAAATTACGGTTTTGGCGGTTGGCTACGATTACCCGGTCGGCTCAAACATCTACCCGATGGAAGCGCCGGGCGACCAATTGCCCATCGTCGGCGTTGACATCAAACAGGATATCGCCTCACTCGACGTTAACGAGGACTTAGACGGCTGCTATACCGCCGTTTCCATCTACTCGCAGAAGCAGCAGACCGAAGAGAAGATCGTCAGCCGCTATGAGGGCGGCAGCGGTACTGTGACGATTCCGGCAGGGCTTCAGCAGGTGCCCGCATGGGATAGCGAGTTTGAGGATAACTGGACAATCGACAAGGGCGACCGGGAAACCGATAACGGCTATCTCGGCACCGGCATCCAGATCTACGACCACACGATAACGGGCGGCGTTTCGGTTATCTCATATCTGAGCGCGCAGAGTGCATATGGAACAGACAACGACGTTCTATTAGGCGTCGGCGAATGGCAAGGCTGCGCCGCCTATCTGAACGTCCACGAAGGAAACGAGATTTCAGCGCAAAACCCGCGCATCGCTTCCAACATCGTTGGGATGACCGTCAGCAGCAACATAGCGGGCAGCGGTTCTCACGGCTACGCCATCACGTTGGCCCACGACATCGAAGGCCACGCGGACGGCTTGGGCACCATTTACACAACGGCGAGCCCCGGCCCGCTTGGTGAGGTCGATTCCTTCATCATCACGCAGGACTTGAACCTCAAAGACATCGACGGCGGGCGGGCAGTCACAAACTATAACTCTAACTTCGAGGTCTATCGGAAGTGGGGAACCTCAAGCACGACGCAGGAAATCCTACCAACAGAAAACAACGGCGCTAACTGCAACGTAACGACGACGGCCAACGGGATCGCAGTTATCAGCAACCCGCCCCAGGCTGGCTATAACCCGTCAGCAAGCACCAAAGCGCCCATGACGTTCGACGAGCTTAATAGTTTTTGGACGCAAAAGGTCGGGTCTGGCAATTTCTTGGCGCGTGGCTGGTTCCTCAAAAAGCCGCAAATCCCGCCAGGGCAAAACCAGTGCCACACGAAGCCGCCCGAGCCGGTCAAGATCGAAACGAAATACACGACGACAAAGGCCAGCGTCCACCAGGTCCGCATTCCTTCCAGCGGTTACACGGGCCGAGCCAATGCGCTGCACGGTCTGGAGCGCGAGCTAATCGTTTCGTCTGACCGCTTTGTCGAGCAGGAGCAGGCCCAGGTATACGAGGATATCGCGCTCGCGGTTTTGCGCGACGTTTCGGAAGTCCAGTACGACGGCACAATTTCCGCGCTTGGCGTCCATAACTGGCTCGCGCTTTCGGACTTGCTCTGCCGCGTCCAGGTCAAAAACCAGGACTACACCTATCACACGGCAGGATGGAACTACACTAACAAGCTAATAGCGCCGCTTTCCGGCGTTACGTTCGATATCAAAGCGAACCGAACCGAGATGAGATTCGACCGGCGCGGCGTATCTAACGAGCTATCAGCCCGGACGCTGGAAACGCTCTATGTCTCAAAAGACACGCTTTTCGCTCAGAATCAGAAGGCGGCAGCGGCGGCGCTTGAGGCCCAGAAGAAGGCCGAGAAGTGCGCGGCGAAATCAGAGCCCGCAGTTATCCCTTCGGTGCCATCTTGCCGCGTTATCTACCCGGAAGCGGGCGGCGGCGGCAGTTTCGGCGGCGGCAAAGGCCCGACAGTACCACCAAAGCAAGAGGGCCAGGGCACCAATGAAACGCCGATAGCCGCTCCAACAACGAACGGCGGGCGCGGCTATGATTATCGCAACTTCGGCGCGGGTGCCGATGGTTTCGTAGAGCGCGACTATGAAGGCAACGTATCGTTCTGGCCTTCAATCGGCGGCATGATTCCAGGCACTGAAAGCGGCGACACGTTCACCGAAGCGCCGACGACAAACTACAAATATCGGGCGCTTCCGCAGGTCTTGAAAGACGACTTGCAGAACATCGCGGGCGGCTTGATCGGTGCCAAAACGGTCTACGCTGGCAACCAGGTCCAGGGAATCATCGACACAGGATCGACAACCACCGTTATCGAGATTTCGAGCCCAGGGCTAACCGTTGACGACTTCGCCGATGGTACGCTTGAGATTCTCGACGGCACCCCGCGCCCGGTTTACTCGATCACCAGCAACACGGCGAGCGCCGTCACGCTTTCATCTGCTATGAGCGAAGCCGCCCCAGGCGAGGGAGCGGTAGCAGTTCTCAGGGCCGAAGCGAAGCTGCAAAAAGACGGAACGCTGGCGGCAGACGCCACAATGATTCAGGACGCCAACGGTAACTGGTTTGCGGTCGAGGCAGACGGTACTCACACCAGCGCGGAAGTCTCAGGCGGAGATCTCACCGAGAAGACGAGCAGCCCGAATACGGCACACTACGAATTCGGCGCGTCAGGCGTCGAGATTGAAGCCCAGGGCGAATGGGATTTCTCAAGCGCCACCATGAAGAACGGAAAAGCGGCCATCGGCGGCGAGCGGGCCGTGGCGAGCGGAAGCTACACCGGTGCAATTACTCGCGGTAATTCGGTGCGCGTTTTCGGCGGCAACAACAATAACGTGGCTGGCCGAATGCAAGTCCCAACGGGCAAAGAACTGCACGTTCTTCGCATTGAGGGCGGCATTAAGAACGGCTCGACGGGCGGCACTTACACCATAAATTACGGGCTCTTTGAGTGGGGCACCACCAGCTTTCAATCCATCGTGTCAGGCTCAGGAATCGAAAACGCACGATCAAACGCATATGACGAATGGGACGGCGAGACCGAGCTTTATAAGTTGTCGGCGGGCACGGAGTGGCTACCGTCAATCGAGAATGACAATTCATCCCCCGGCAGCACGTCAGTAGGCGCGGCAGCCATCACCATCACCTATAGATACGTCGACGCATAGGGGGCCATTGTGCCTGAAAACATGGAAAACATCAGGAACGACATAACGTGCATTCGGGAAGTAGTCGCCCGACACGGGGAGAAAATTAAAGCAATGGCCACAACCATAGAAGAACTCAAAGAGACAATGGCCGAGCATTCCAAGACAACCAGCCAGGCCATGCAAACTATAGAACAATGCAATTCGTCGCAGGATTTGCGCCACGCGAAAATTACGGCCCAGGTTTCATCAGCTTTGAGGATTGCCAAGTGGCTTATCGGAATCGCTACGGCGGTGCTTACCGCCTATTTGGTCTCGCTTGTATCTTAGCGTTGACCAGTTGCGCCCTTATTGAGAGGGCAGACCGCCTATCTATCGGACTGGACGTTTCCACGGGCGTCCCAGGATTGCCCGAGGTGCGCTTCGGGCTCGACATTGAGGACTCAAGATATGAAACGCTACCTATTCCCCCTTCTTTTGATCGCTTGTCTGACCTCGACTATGAGCTGCTCGACTATCAGCAAGACAAAAGAGAAGCTGGACTTTCTGAATCAGAAGATTGACACGGTCAAAGAGTACAGCGAAGCCAAGCTAGTCGAACTCGAAAAAAAAGCCGACAAGACCGAGGCCGACTTAGCGGGCGTCGGGATCAAGCTCGACGAGAACGACGACGGCAAAGTGACGAAGGAAGAGGCTATCGCCGCAGCCAAAGAAGTTGCGCGGGGCGCTTTGACCGACAGCGAAAAACGGAAGATGCTAACCGATTCGGAATTTTGGGGCGGGCTCGCGGCGGCCATCGCCACGCCACTTCTCGCGGCTATCGGGCTATCGAAACGCCGCAGGAAAAACGCCGAAATCGAAGAGCTAAGAAAAGGCCAGAGCGCCCCACAATGACATTACCGACCACCAATCTTGTCGCGCATTTCGACAGCACCAGCGGCGTCACGATCACCGGCAGCGGCGTTAGTCAATGGAACGACCTAAGCGGCCAGGGCAACCACGCCACGCAGACAACGGACGGCTACCGTCCTACGGTGCGGACCATTGACGGCGTCGATTATCTCGAATTCGACGGCAGCCAAAGTATGGCATTTCCGGCGATTGGCGGTGATTCTACCGACTTCTGTTTCTTTATGGTCATGGAGCCCGACCACTACAATCGGGCGTCCAACGTCATCCCGCTGAATTTGTACGGCTCCAGCGACAACCTAAACGCGCTACAAAACGACGCGGCTGGCTCTTCCCGGCTCAAGGTCAAGAACATAACGTCGAGCATTCGTTACGGCTCCTCGCTTATGGCCTATGGCTGCAATTCCGGCGCAGGCGGCACAACGCTTTTTATCGGCGCAGAATCGGAAGCCTTGGGCGTTATGACCGCTTCAGCCTTCGACGCTGGCAGCGAGATTGGGGCGCTGAACGGGCCGCAGTATTTCTGGACTGGGCTTGTTCGCGCCCTTTTCGTTTACGACGCCGAGCAGAGCGCGGAAGATATCGCGGCGATCCGGGCGCATATTTCCGACACATACGGCGCGGTTTCGACGACTGAAACGCGGCTTTTGGTGTTTGATGGTGATTCGCTCACAAGCGCAGGGGCGGCACCCTATGAGGGCCACGCCGAACAGGTCGCCCGGTCTTATGATACGCAGCCCAAGTGCGTCAACGTCGCGGTTGGCGGGCAGTCTTTGTCTACGATGGCGACTATGGGAGTAGCCGTCTTTGATCCAGAGCTAACCCGAAACGCGGCTTACACGAATCAGACGGCCATTCTATGGGGCGGCACTAATGACATCGTAGGCGGTGCCACGCTCCAGGACTTGCAAGACGACGCGACCGCGTGGATTGCAGGCCGTAAGGCGGCGGGCGCAAAGACCGTCATTTTGACCATCATCCCAAGGTCTGATAACTCAGGCGCGGCAGAACTGGTGCGGCAAGCCTTCAACGCTTGGATAGTCACCGGCGCAAGCGGTGCCGACGTTGTCTGTGACGTTGCGGCAGACGCCAGGCTGCAAGATCCGACCGACCTAACCTATTTCAAAGACGACGAAGTCCATTTGATCGCGGCGGGGCATGAAGTCGTCGCAGGATACGTTAGGACGGCCATTGACGCCGCCGAGGAGCCCGACACCGTGACAACCTACTATGTCGACCCAGCGAGCGGCAGCGACTCAAACGACGGCCTCAGCGAGTCGGGGGCCTTTGCGACTTGGACAAAGGCCAACAGCGTCCACGGGCCAGGTGATACCGTTTCCATCCGGTGCGGTACGAACTCGACCGAGACCACGACCATCGAGCCCGCCGATTCCTCGATTTGGAACACCTACGGAACGGGCGCGTCCCCGCAACTGGTGAACACAGCCGACAAGTGCTTTAGCCTCGACGCGGTCGAGAACGTGACCATCGAGGGCATCGACGTAGAATCTGAGGTCGGCATCGGCTTTCAGGTTCTCGCAGGGTGCGACGGCCTCACTATGATTGACTGCACGGCGCATGATTGCGTTAATGACGTTGGCGGCGCGGGGACCGGCTTTCGCTGCACTGGGCAAGCTGGCGACGTTTACACGCTCACAGGCTGCACGGCGACCGACAACGAGGACGACGGCTTCGATATGTTTGGCGCGGGGAAGTTGATAGCGACGAATTGCACGGCATCCGGACACCTTGTCGGCGCTAACGCTGACGGCTTTAGTTGCCACGATGGCGCGGCGATGGAAATGTATTATTGCACATCCACCGGCAACCGTGACGGCGTTCACCACGTCAACACCAGCGGCGCGAATGTGATCGAGGGCTGCACGATCACGGCCAACACGAATTACGGCTTAAATTTGGCCCCGGCTGGCGCTTCGACGGCGACCAACAAGGTGATAAACAACGTCATCCGTGACGAATACCTGAAGACTGACTTGGCGTCCAACGGCGTAGCGGCTGGCGCTTGTGTCTACCTCCCGACCCATTCCGAGATCCACGGCGGCTATAACACGCTCGTTTCGACCAACACCCACGCCACAGAATTCTCATCCTGCTACCAGCTCGCGGGCACAGGCTCGATTGACATGGTCGGGGACTTGATGATAGCGCACCCGACCAGCGCGTCTGCGCTTTACGTCATCACGGACGGCGCGAAGACCGTGGTTAACTTCGGAGATCACGATTTCGGCGAAATCACCAGCAATACGCTGCGGTTCACAGCACTGGGGACGCCTTACACAACCGAAACGTGGTTGACATTCAGCAGCACAGGCGGGCGCATCGTCGCCAACGACCTCGACGCCTTCGGCGTAGCATTCGAAGCGGCAGACGTAAATTTGACCGAGGCCAGCACAAGCGCGAGGGTTAACGCGACGGCAGCCTTCACGGATCGGGACTTCGCAGGACGCCCAAGAGTGGCGGGCAGCTACTCACGCGGCGCTATGGAGCCGAACACGCCAACCAGCGTCACAAATATTTCGGTAACGTCAGACCAGACGCACACAATCACAGCGAGGGAGAACTAATGGCATATCATGACCCGGTCGAGATGAAGAAGGGCAACGCGAAGTTAATCACCACCGAGATTCTGAACTCGGACGGCAGCGGCCCGGACTTGAACAACGCCACCGAAATCCTGCTTTCAATCTCAGACACACAAGCAAGCGCCCGCCACTTCCAAAAGACAATGACGGACGCGGTTATCACGGACGGGACGCAGACGGGCAACAAGGTTTCGTTTACGATTCTGCCCGCCGACGTTGCCGACCTCGACGCGGGGGAATTCTACGCCGAGCTTCGGTATACAATCGGCGGGCTCCCCTATTCGCCTTGGGAGCGGGTTTTGATCTTGAGCGAGTCGAACAACGACTAACGGCCCTTTTCCGGGTTCCATTTGTCCGCGTCTTTCTGCTCGACCGCCCAGCCGTCACGCGCCCCAGGAGCGCCCACAACGCGCCGTGCTTTGAGTTTTTCCGCGTCTATGGCGCGTTGGACGCTACGCAAGTGGCAGCCCTTCTGAGCGGCCACAGCGCGTAGGGATAGGAGTGGTTTACCAGCCACGGGCGGCGGCCTCCTGACTTTCGCAATGACTCTCATGGGCGCAGTTCTGGCAATGCGCCCATAGGATAGCCTCGCCGCGATCATTCTGGCCAGCGTGAGAAACGCTAACTGCCGATTCGCCGCAATCGCAGCAGTTGTGCGCGTCAACCTCGTCGAGCGATTCGACCTCGACCCAGCCTTTTTGAGTGTAAATCTCGAACATTTTCAATCCTCCTGATCGGGCCTCCCACCCCGTCCGGCGCATCTCGAAGGCGTTGTGCGTTGCCTTGGTTGGTTAGTTGCGGGCGTAGACCTTTTCGGCCAGGTCGAGGACTTTTTGCAGGTTGTCGGCTGTGAATTTGTCTTGCCCTTCGGCGGCTTCCTCGGCTGTGTTGAAAGAACCGAACCGCTTCCATTGGCCCGTAGTTTCCAGCTTGAAAAGAAGAAAAGGGGCCTTTGTCGATGGTGTCTTGATGTTTCCGATGCTGATCATTTTTCGTCTCCTGTTTCCTAACTAACTGCGCTCATTCTATGTCGTCAATTGACGCCCTGCAAGTAAATAAAAAGCCCGAATAGAATTTTTCTTCCGGGCGGTGGCCTATTTCACCGGCTCAAACTTGTAAACGATGGAAGCGCCGACGAACTCGCGCCTGAAGATGCCCACGCATTCGCCGTCTAAGACCAGGTGCGTATCGAACGACCCCAGACGCCGCTGCATTTGTAGCCGTCCCGTGGCGTCCCATTCTTCTGCGTTCTCGCGGCTTCCGCATAGGTCGCGCAAAACGCGCTCGATTAGCTTGGCCTCAGCCAGCGCGGTTTTCCTGACCAGGCGTTGCACTTCTGGGGCGGGGCCGGATTCCATGGCCTTTTTGAAGCCGTCCGAGAACTCGACTTTCTTGGGTTCGCTCATTCTTCGCGGTCCTTGCGCTTGTCTTCGAGCTTCGGCAGCGCCTTAGAAAAAGCGCGGCAGGCTTCTATGACATCTTCTGTCTTCCATGCTACTTTGCGGAACGCATCCAGGATTGCTTGGACTTGTACCTCGTTACGCCTCGCCCATTCTTTCAGTGCTTCGTCTCGTTTCTTGCTCATAACGCGATCGTACACTATTTCACCTCCCCCAGCAGCTTGGCGGCTTCGTTGGCGTCGTCTTTTTCAATGATTAGATTCCCGTGGTCGTCCCAAGTCTCGCCCAAGTCGCGGACATGCTCAAGAATCGGCCTCGCCCGCTCGATCCAGTCGATGAGCGCGGGGAGCTGGTTGCGGGATTCGGTTACAAGCTCACCATCGGCGCTCTTGTTTACATCCAGCAATTCGTTGTTGTCTGAATCGTCAATGCAAGACCATGCGACTGAATGTCGCCACGGCCCCTTAGTCGCCTTCGCCTCAAGCTGCTTGAGTTTCTCCAGGTTTAACATAGCTCGACATCCTCAATGCTTGACGTATACAGGAAGTCCACGCGCCGAATAATCAGCATGGGGCTATCGTTCAGGTAATAACCCGCAACTTCGCCGTGAAACGTCTGACCCTCAAATTGAAACTTAACTTTGCTGTGTATCATTGCGGCCAGGTCAATCATGCTCCGGGCTCCTTATTCTCCCTGAGAATGGGCGGGGGCTGCCGCTCTCGTCGCACTGATGGAATGACGCATAGTGATTGCCGTCCGCTTCTTCGCTACCTCCACCGCACCAATAGAAACCAGGGGGGATTCTGCAAAGCTCAATAGGCCCGCCAATATGCGGAACCCTGACCAGGTGGTCGATGACCCAACCGCGAACCACTCGCGGGGTATCTGCCCACGTCCATGATCCGTCAGGTTTTCTGAAGTGCCAGCGGTTCTTTTTCATGCTCCGGGCTCCTCCTCAGCGTCGGGCAGCAGGGCGCGGATTTTGTCCGCATAGATGCTGCTGTTTACCAGTCTCATGACTGCCCCAACGGTCTCGACTTCCTGAGCCGCCTCCCCAACCCCCTTGGCGTAGGCGGCGCGGGCGATCTTCTCCGCTTGCTCAAGCGCGGCGGCGAGCTTTTTGACCAACACGGCTGGGGCTTCACGATTTCTCCCCCCCTTGCGCCCGAACCGCCGCGCCTCCGCTATCAGCTTCTCGTTGCTCATGCTTCCTCCTCGCCAAACAACGCTTCGACCATCTCCTCGACCCGATCCGAATTGAGCCCGTAGCCGCTCAAGAGCGCGTGAACCTTGGCTGGCGTCGGCCCCTTCTGGTTGACGGTGACGGTGTCGGTGACTTCTTTCATAGACAGCCAACCGTCAACGTCTTTTAGGAAGTTGACTTCGCAGGTGGCATGGTGTGGGTCCTCAACAAAAACCCGATACTCAGGCTCAGGCGGCGCGACCTTGCGATAGATGAGGTATGGTCCGTCGCTGTAATCGTACTCAGCTTGCATCATGACCCCGGCGACCGCGTAGTAGTCACCTTTGCGTCTTTGCCGAAACTCCCCCGTAGGCTCAAACCCCTCGAATTCGGGCGCGTCTATGCTGATTTTCATTTTTCATTTCTCCTAAGCCAGCAGCTAACGCCCCATTTATCACCGGCGATCTGCTGAATCTCCCATTCGGCGTTTTCTTCCAGGAAGGCTTCCAGCGTTTTGCGTTGCGTTGGGCCTTCGACCTTCACCAAGATCGCCCGCTGCTTTTTTGCATCATTCAGGCGCTTGGCCAGGTCTTTAGCTTGGGCCTTCGTGCTTATCGGTTCTCCACAACCAGCGGCAAGCGCCACGGCGAGAAGCGGCACGAATAGGATGGCGCTGATTTTCATTTGCTCTGCTCCTTAATCCTGATCGCCAAAGCCCGCGTCTGATCCGCGATGCCGTCGCCATGTTCTTTGTCAATTTCATCGGCGTTATCTATCCAGTCATCCAGCGTGTGCGCTTCGCATCCGATTACCAGAACTTCGAAATCCTTGTTTACACAAACACGGTATTCCGCGACGTTTTCAAGTTGATCGCCGGAGCCGTAGCCGTCGCCGTCGCCGTAGCCGGAGCCGTAGCCGTAGCCGTCGCCGTAGCCGTCGCCGTAGCCGTAGCCGTCGCCGTAGCCGTCGCCGGAGCCGTAGCCGGAGCCGTAGCCG